CGCGTTGCCGGTGCGGAGGAAAACACCTAACTTTTCGATGCGTCCGAACCCCGGAAACGCCACCCAAGGTGGCTCCATTAGGGGTGCACATCGCTGGCTCCATTAGGGCGGTCAATGACAACGTTCGCTGTGACGTTGGTTGGCTTGCTCGATTGGTTTTTTTGGCCCACGTCTACCTTGACGCCCAAGTCGTTGTTGCTCATGCGCTTAAGCGGCATGATAGCTTCATAACCCTTCTCGCCAGCCACCCCGAGCCCGCCAGATGCAAACGCGTGGAAGCCGCTATCCGCCGTCGTGAATAAGGTCGGTGATGTCAGGATGGAGTTCGTGGGAAGAGTTGTTCCAGAGAAAGCGCCGCCGTTTGCAAAACCGAAAATGCTCAGGAGAGACCAGCTCGAATTTGCGGTGCTTCCAAAAAGTCCACTGAGAAAATCACCCGTGAACTGCTTTGCTATCGAATCGAAAATATTATTCAGCCACTGCTCAAGAATCTTTTGTGCGAAGTTACTGAATGCGTTCCCAAGGTTCTCAAGCAATGAGGACCAAATGTCCTCCATATCCAGGGAGCCTTGCGCGAGCCCCTTAAGAAGATCACCGAATGTATCGCCAATCGCAGAAGAAATATCACGCGACAGATCGAACAGAGATTCACCAAGCATTTTGGCGTTGTCTCTCATCCTTGACATATCATCTTTATACGTACCGAATTTGAGAGACAAGGTTGCATAAAATGCGTCTGTTGCATTCCCGTATTTTTGGATATCTTTTAACGTCTTCTCCATCGCGTCTTCTTTGTTTACCTTGGAAAAGGCTTCACTCTCTTTGTCTCCAGCCTTTTGTGCGGCGGCTATAATCTCATCGTATGCTGCCATGCGCACAAGGACCATCTTAGAAGATATTTCGGAAAAGCCCTGGAGGTCTTGCTCGTAGATTTGCAATCTAGCCTCTTGGGCTTTCTTCTCCTCGCTATTGATCTGATTGTAGGCGCTGGCGTACTCTTCAAATGACCCCGCCGTTTCCAACTTGATTTGAGCTGACTTATTATTGGCAAGCAGATGTAGGACATCGATCATCTTGTCCAATTCAGGACCGGCCGGGAATTTCTTTCGAAGGTCAAACTCCTGAGCTTTTTCCCACAAGGACACCTCAAGCTGCCGGCCCTGGCCGAGCATGGATACGTCGCCAACAGCTTGGCCATACTCCTTCCAGAGGTTGGCCTTGTTGATCATGGACTGTTCCTCGTCCCGATCAAGCTCTTTGAGCTGCGCCGACCGGCTTTGGGCAAGCTGCGCATCGATGGCCGCACGCTCTTCAGCAGAAGCATTTATATAAGCGTCCCGCTTGTGGACTTCATCAATTTCTTGTTGAATTAAAGTACGCTTGTACTGATATTCTCCCATTTCAATGTAATTGATCTTGTTTGTTGACTCTTTTTTCAAAGAAACGATATCGTTTGAATCCTTGGCGTAATCAGCTAGTGAGCGATCTGTTTTGTCTCGTTGAGCAGCAAGAGGGTCAACTACATACGCCATCGCCTTGCCACCGCCCACCCGCTTTAGATAGGTCGATGCATCTGTCATGCGCAGACCATGGCTCGACATCTCGACTATTTTGGCAGCGCCAGTTGTTGCATCTCTATAAAACGCGACGATATGGTCTATCCCGCGATAGTGATCTTTGTCCCAATCTTTCGGCCCGGTATCAAACCCCAAAAGCATACCAGTTTTTAGGGCGTCAATGTTGATGCTTTTCGCAGCACCTTGAAGCATCGTCCCCGTCGCGTTTTGAAGTTTCTGGATCATCGCTCCAGAACTATTTGATTTGCTTACTGCGCTAAATATGGCGCCGTCTGTTCCTGCGGCGCGAAGCTCTTGCCCCATATTTTTATCCAAAGCCTTGAACCAATTCGCGATCCACCCGGAACAATCTTGAGCCCCGCTGGACAAGTCTTTTGCCCCGCGCGCATATTTAAGCCCCAAGGACAATGTCTCATTGTAGAAACCGGAAAGATTCTTTCCCACTTCATTGACAAGCATCTGGTTCCGCTCGTCCTTGGGCATGGCGGAATAAAGTTCTGTCTTGGACGCCTGTTCTTTTTTTGCCTCGTCAACCTTATTTGAGTAGACACTTTTTGCGTAAGACGTGTCAGACAGCTTGTCGGTGATGGTCTTGATTATGCCAGCATCATTCGTAAGCGCTGCATTCGCCTTCTCAAGTTGCTCAGTGAAGAACTTTACTGCCTCGCCGGCGCCTTCGGCCTTCGCCTTGTCAAGATTGTCGGTGAAAAATTTGACGGCCGATTCGTCTTGCGCCTTCGCTTCATTGGCCTTTACGAGGTCGGCCTGGAGAGTCGCTTCAACAGCATTAACATTCCCAAGGCTTCCCTGGGCTTTTCGCACCTTATCAAGCGCAGTCCCCTCAAGAAGCTTGTTGAGCGTAGCGATTGCTTCAGTCAGCTCTTGCGTATTGACGCCGATCTTGACGTCTTGGTTGTTGAGCTTGTCGAGCTTCGAGCGAATGTCGTCGATCTGGTCGGACGTCTCTTTTAAGGCGTGATTCGTGGCATCCGTCTTAATCGGTGTGTTATTTAACTTGTCATATCGAGACTTGAGTTCTTCAAGCCGTCCCTGTAATCTGTAAAAATAGTCGGTCGTTGTTTCGGTAGCGCGTTGCTTTGATGATTCACTCGAAACATAGGTGGAGGCGGAGCTAGAACTATATGAAGAAATTAGCTTCGCCCCTGAAACGTGAGCCGAAACGAGATCAGTTTGAGCTGTTTTTGTTTTAAATATTTGAGTTCTTACTTTTTCAAATTCATCAATAGACTGATTTACATCCTCATATATTCCACCAATAACAGCTCCAGCCAAAGTTCCGGCGCCATTTTTTGTAAACAAGAACCCAGTTGCCCCGCCAACAAGCGCCCCACGCAACCTCGGGTCTATTGAATTCCATGAATTTGAAATGCCAGCGAACCTATCCGGTATGCTTGAAAGTGCATCTCCAAGAGACTTGATGCCGTTTGCGAAGTTGTCAAAATCCGTCTCGTCAAGGCTCAAGGCCCATTCTCTGAACTTGACAACCACATCCGCCACGGCAGACGCAATGTGCTCAAGCCCCGCCTGAATGCGTGGATCTTGGACTTTAATGCCCAAGTCCTTCATGGTGTAGGTCAGCTCATCAACAAGAGTGGAGGTGGCGGGGAGAAGCGGAGTCCCAAGATTCCTCTTGAACTCTTCAAAATATCGCGGGAGGCTGGAAATTTTCTTGCCAGCAGTGGTCAGGGCCGCTTCATAGACGCCAACATTGCGGGCGGCCACCTCTTCAACGGCCCGGGTCCTGGCAAGCGTCTTTTCTCGTTGTGTCAGAGCATCAGAATTCTTGTTGAGTTCCAGGCCAAGCCGCTTGTAGCTGGCCTCGAAATCAACGTTTATACCGATCTCGCGCAGGATCTCGGTGTCACCCTTCTGGATGCCGGCCACCATGCGGCCGAAGGCTTCGGAGGAGTTGATGCCACCAATGACCGCAGCGTCCTGTGCCGCGCGGGCAAGCGTTGACGCCTCGGCAAGGGCTATCTGCGCCTGGATCATGGCGATGATCGAGTTCCGTGATTCCTGGGCTGTAATGCCTCCCTTGCGCATCGCCATTTCGACGTCATACATGCGCTGCATGGAGACGCCGGCGGTTTTGCCTATTTGCTCCATGACGACGCCAAGCGTCTGGTAGCGAGCAGCCAACAAGGCCGCATCCTGGACGTAGGACGCGACCTTGTAGGTGGCGAATGCGGCTGCGAGGTATTTGGCGGCCTTGGTGAGGCCGTCCATGGTCGTTTCGGCGTTCTTGCCGGCCTTGGTCAGGGCGTCGAGGTCTTGGGCCGCAACCTTGGCTTCAAGGGTGCTGATCCTGATATTGAGTTCGGCCAGGTCGGACATGGATCAACCCCTTTTCTCTGCGATCTTTGCGGCTGCGCCCAAATAGGCCACGTCCATTTGCCGTAAAATTTCGACTTCCCATGCCCGTGGAGACGTTCGCAAAAGCCGACCCCAGGCCTCAATTTCGGCGTATGTCAGGGGCGCTGGCCCAAATCCTCCGCCGCGCCCCTGGTGCAAGTCCCAGAACCAAAGCCAAATATGCTTCCCTTCGGGCGGAATCTCCGGCGGTTCGACCGGCCTCCCCGCCTGCATCAGATTTTGCCGGAGCGTTGTTCCGCCCTTGCGGGGGGTGTCCATCTCGACCAGGAAGTCCACCCCCGCGCAAAGGGACTGGGTTAGCCAGGCAAAAAATTCGAACGATCCTCCACGAAGGAGGAGACCTGTTCGAAGACCCAGGGCTGGATCATGAGCTCCAGGGCGACGGGCTGGGTGACGTCAAGTTCCTGGCCGCCGAGAAACACCTTGCCCCCGGTCACGGTGCAGGCCAGGAGCTCACGGCCTTCCTGCTCGGCCTCGGCCGCCGACAGGGGGGACGTCCGGGACTTCTGGCGCCGCGCGTGCTTGTCCAGGATGAGGCGCAGGTTGTCGCGATAGGCCTCGCTGTCACGGCCGATCACCATGAAGTACATGGTGCTTTCGTCCTCCTCACCGTAGGTGAGCGGCTTGCCGGTGACGGGATGGCGAAGGTTCATCCGCACGGCGGTGCCGGCCGCCGAAACAACATCAAGATTCTTCAGGTCCATCGATTACACTCCAGGGATGCGGGTGATTTGGAAGTTGGTGCCGGTAGTGGCGTCGTAGAGAGCCTGAAAAGGCATTTCGACAACGATGCCCTTCTCATCCTTCACAGGGTTGCTGCCGTCGCTGTATTTCAGACGGGGGATCAGGGACGTGTAACTTTTGGACGTGCCGTTCCCGAGAGTAAATTGCAGCGAGCTTTCCGTCTCGTTGATGAATTTGTTGAGCAGGTTCAGGTTCTCGAAGTAAGCGGACAACGTTCCGGTGAGGTTCGAGCGGCCTGGGATGACCCCGGCAGCCTGGTTGCTAAAGACCACATAGGCGGGGTCAAGGTTGTTCTCCAGGCTCAGCTCTAGGCCGGTAACGACGGCGATACTGGAACCACCCTCAAGCAACTCCCCTGTGAAAGAGTCGAAGGGGAGATTTGTCTGGCTGGCGGTCGGGGAGGCGTCCAGGGGGGAACTCGAATAGGAGCCACCCTTGCCGATCAAGCTGAAGGTCCCGCTGATAATCTCATTCGGTTTAACCGAGAGCTTCAGCGTTTTAACCATGCAACCCGTAAACACCCCATACTGGCCGATATCGGCGAACGCACGTTCGAAGGTGAAACTCTTGGCCGTCGTCCCGGCCTTAAGTACATTGGTCGACCAAGTCCCGAACAGCGCCCCCTCGAAAAGAGAGTCATATTCACCGTAGGAAAGTTCGAACTCAATATACCCTTCGATCTTCTGGGTGCCATGGCGAAAGTCAGAAATCTGCCGGTCATCGCGCAACTCGGCGCTCTGATTCGTCTCCTTCGCCAGGACCAACGAGCAGGTCGTGTGCCGCAGCTTGACCATTTCCGGCGTGGTTGGCGTTGTCCCCCACGTGGACTCGGCCACATACCGCAGCCCGTGAAACCCGCCTGTCGCGAATGTCATGATGTTTCTCCTTCTTTTCCGGCTAGGCCGGGTCCATGTAGGCTCGGAACGTTATGCTCACCGGTCGCTTGTACCGCGTAGCCTCTTCCATCTCCGGTCCCATCGCAGCGGTTTCGATGACCACTTTGGCATCCGTCATGGTCCCAGAAGTAAGCGTCATGCCACGCCGAAAATGTGCCCGCAGCGCGTCACCTAGGCCGAAAACAGCCCCGCGCCCCTTACCCGGGAGCCCCAGAACATCCACCTGATAGACGCCGCGCTGGAGGTCTTGCGCTTCTGAGCCAAGCCCGGCTGCCCGTGTTGTCGCCGGCAGGAAGTGCGGCCGGAGGTAGGCGGCATCGGGCGGCGTGAAAGCCCGATTTTCCCAGGCGACGGCCAGAGATTGCGCAGTCGCGAAAGCGGAGAGGTGGCCATCGAGCAGGCCTGAAACCGTGGACCAGCTCATTGCGCACCCCCGGAGATGGAGCTGAAATGAGCGATCAATTCTTCGACGCTGATGCGGTAGACGCCGGCCGGGGCTTGCTTTGAATGACCGTATTCGAGGGGGATGGCGTATTCGACGTTGTTGTAGATGAAGATCGTGTCCCCGAGCTTGTAGGAGCCGAGCTTTTCACTCCCGCGACCGACCGTGATGCTGCCATCCCCATGGGCCTCAAATTCCAGGACGGCGCCACCTGAAATGCTGTTGATGTCAATCTGGTTGTTGGCCCGGAAGCGTCCGGTATCGACAGGGGATCGGGCCACAATCCGCGACAGGAGGTCGAGGGCGATCTTGCTTACGACCAGGCGCATCTTCTCCTTTGTCTTTACGCCAAAGCGTTCCAGGTCGAGTGTGAAGCTACCCACGACGGACCTGCAGCTTGTAGAGGAGGGGGGTCCCGGCGGGCTCGACGGCCGAGACGGAGACCACCCGCCAAAGGGTTGAGCCGATGGCGACGACATGGTTGGGCTCCGGTCGAACGGCCACTTCCGGGCTCATGAGCACAATCTTGTCCCCGGCCAGCACAAGGGACCCGTCGACCAGATAAACTTTGACGTCTGTCAGAACCCCAACGGTTTCGTAGGCCGGATCGGTCTCGCTGGAGTCAGTGCCGGAGACGGGGGCGAAACTGCCCTCGGTCGGCACGCGCAGGGTCATCGAGGTCCCGGCCTTCTTGAGCATGGCAGCGGCACGTTTGGCGGTGGCGGCGTAGTTCATGCGTGCCCCTCCCCGGCCTTTTTTCTGGCCACGGCCTCGGCGAACATGGTCCGAACTTCTTCCTCGGAAAGCCCCATTCCGCTTTTGGAAAAGATGGCCGACATCCAGGAAAGGGCGCGAAAACCATTGTAGGTCCCGTCGGGGTTGCGCGCGGCCTCATCCAGAGTCTTGGCGTAGCGGGGATCGGTCATGGCAAGCACCAGCCTTCCACGCGCTGCCAGCGCGGCGATGGATCAACATCCCAAAGCCACCGGTAGATGTGCGCGAACCACCGTCCGAACTCGTAGCAGACCTCTTCTTCGGCCGGCATTTCGT